TAGTGTTGCTGATAGGCATTACAGGCCCCCTCGATTCATCTGCTGCACCACCGGCCCAGCGGGACCGCTACGCGCGTCAGGCTGCGGCACTAGCCCGGTGCCCTGTCCCGGCGCTTGCGGCACCATCGCGGGTGCACCCTGCGTGCCCGGGGGCGGCGGTGCGCCCATCGCAGGTGGTGGCTGGGGTGGTTGCCCGGGTTGCGGCGGTGCGCCGGGAGGTGCGCCCTGCTGCGGACCGGCGACGGCCTGCAGCTGCGCTTCGAGTTCGGGATCGGGGATAATCTTGTCGACCGGGAAATCGGACGACTTCATCACCTCGCGCAGCAGCGTCGCCAGCCCGTTCTTCGGAATGATGCCGGTCGGAATGAACGGACCCACCACCTGCAGCATCTCCATCCGCTTGGCCGCTGCCGTCTCACGCGCCAGCACCGCCGTCGGTCCCCGCGCCTGTACCTGTGCATCGACCTTGATCTGCTGGTCCGGGTCGTACAGCATGTTGTAGTTGTAAAACGCGGTGATCATCGGCTCCAGCACATCCTGCTCGATGTTCACGATCACCTGCTTGATACCTTTCGCTGCATTGCCCATCAGCATGGCCAGCCCACCGACCGTGCGACCAGCACCCGCCACCTGCGGATTGCCGTAGGCGTAGGCCGGGATGCCCGTCGCGTCGTCGCACTTCTTGATCTCTTCGTTGATGATCGACTCCAACTCCTGCGCGTGTGAGTCGATCTTGTGGAAGTGATATGCCGTCGCGCCACGCCCGACCAGATCGGGCTCCACCAGCTTGACCATCGCAGGCATGATCTCCTCCGGTGCCTGCTGCCCATTCAGCCGCGAACTGTCGACCTCCGCGAACGGCCCCGACGCCAACCCCATGTTGCGACGGAGCGCACGATAGCCCGAGTTGATGATCTGCTGGTTGGGCCGCATCAGCATGGTCACCGCGCGCCCCACCATCGACCCCGGCACCTTCTCGTACGACGTCACGTAGTACGGTCGCCGCTGCATCGGGTCCGGGTTCAGCACCGCGCGCACGCAGATCCCGCCCAGCACCCAGATGTCCGCCTCGTAGGTCGCCTGCACATCCTCGACCTTGAGCCCCCAGTCCTTGAGCAGATCGCCACGCACCGAGCCCCAGAAGTTGAGCACGTCGAGCACATCGCCGTTGTCCAGCGTGACCATCGACTGCCGTTCGAGCACTTCGCGTTGGGTGGTGGTGTTGACCAGTTCCTGATGGCCGGTGACGTACGTCGACAGTGCCAGCTGCAGCTTGTCGTCGTTGAAGTTCGGCATGCCCTTGCACTCGACCAGTGACTGGCGGGGCATGTGCATCACCTCGACCACGAACGCTTCCTGCGGATCGACGCACCATGGAGCGAAGTAGAAGTCGAAGGGCGACACGCGCTCGATCGTCATCTGCGCTTCCATGGTGGCGATCGGCTCGCTGCCTTCCCACTTCAGCCGTCGCCTGCGCCGGATCACGGGCGCTTTCAGCACCGCGTACGGGTACACCATCAGGTCGCTGATGAACGCCTGCAGCGTGGGGATGAAGTTGGCCTCGGCCAGCTGGTCGTCGATCTTGCGCTGCATCTTGGTGGTACCGGCCCGCGCCTGCACCATCAACTCGCGGTACGCCACGTCGGCCAACTCGTCGATGCGATCGCGGATCGCCGCTTCCGGCGGCATGCCGTACTTGGCCACCTCCTTCTGCAGCTGCTTGGTGACCATGTCCTTCACGAACTGCGGCACGTTCGGGATCGGCGTCGGATCGAGTTGATACAGCCTGTCTCCTGACGCCGTCAGGATGTCGGTCATCCACGCCTCGCCCGCACGGCACTTGGTGGCGGTGATGTTGTAGAAGGTCTTCACCGTCTCCGTCATCATCGCCAGTTCGTCGGGGTCGTACTCTCCCCGTCGCTGCCGCAGGCACTGCAGCAGCAATGTATCGATGACGGTGCGTGAATTCTTGGCCAGCGTGAACTGCTGGCGGGCGTACGCGCCGAGCGAGTCGACGGTCGTCTCGGAGCCTGCGGCGAGGGGGTCCGACCCGTACGGATCGGCCACTGGGAGCTTGCTATTGGAGCCGCTGCTGGTCTTGAGCGGCACGTTCATGGGCAGGTTGCTGCCGCCGGGGGTCACTCCACCGATATTGGCCGGTGGACCCGCCCCGCCCCCGATCACCTGTCCATTCCATCCACCCGCGAGCGCCATACCATCTCCTATGGTCGCCGCCCACCGGCACGCGAACTCTAGCCCGTGTTTACATCAAAAGCTAGTCCCGTTGGACCCTCCTCCAGCAACAGTGACTAGGGAAGAGTATAAGTTTGCGTGTTTCATCCCCAGCGCCATGTACTGGAGGGCGTCGTGGGGGTGGCTGAACTTGTTTTTCTCGGGCCGGGGCCGAAAACTGCCCGTGGTCTGGATCACCCCGTAGCGGTAGCCCCGGTTGAAGCCCTCCCTGAGCATTTTGCAGCGTGGGGACAGGGAAAACCCCTTCCGCCGCATCAAAAAGCTCGCCACCGAGTCCCTGCGCGGTATCCAGTCGTTGGTGCGAGCGGGCCTGCACGCGATCCCAGCCTGATTGATCAGCATGAACGGCGTGCGCTTGTCGAGCGGGCTCCGGCCGAGCCCTGCAGGGTCGCCAAACCCCTCCATCCGGCATCCCCGGTAGCGCTCGTTGATGGTGGGTGCCAAGTACACCTCGATGAACTCCTCCAGCGACGTATCCACGCCCGGGAATAGCTCGTCGGTGACGCACAGGGTGCCGGTGCGGGAGAGTTGACCGAACACTGCGGCAGGATTCAACCCCCAGTCGAAGCCGACGACGACCGGGAGATATCGGTCGACCTCGATCTCCGCCTTCGCGGTGTGCTCCGCATCGCTCCACTCTCCCGCGTAGACTGCTTTCCCCGCCGTGCTCTGCCCGTACTCACCCTGCAGAAACACCTTGACCCACTCATCTGACTTTCCCGGCACCTGCTGCAGGTAGTACTGGAAGCCTTCAGTGTGGTTGTCGATGTTCTCTGCATCCGGGTTCCCCACCCAGATCGTCTCGTCCGGCTTGCCATCGGGTTTCTTGGCCTTGATGATCGCCGCCGGTTGCCGGAACAGCTTGTAACCCGGGAGCGGGTCGCGCTCGAACAGGTCGAACAGCCAGTGATCGTCAGGGACGGGGTTGTAGTCCATGACCACCCCGCTGTGATTGAACCCTCCGTGGGCCTTGGGTGGCCACCGCCCTCGTCGCTGTATGCTGAATTCAAGGACCTCCTTTTCCAGTTCGCTGGCTTCGTTGAGCCACACCCCCGTCAACTCCAACGACCGCATCTTGCCCAAGTCACGTGTCTGATCCAATGCGATGAACAGCACTTCCAAGTCGACATAGGTGCCATCAGGGAGGGTAGTTTTGAGCTTGGCTATCGGCGGATAGTTGGCGTTGACGTGGGTGATCTGCTCCGGCATCCAGTGCATCAGGGTGCGGATGGTGGTGGTCTTGAGTTCGTTATAGGTGTTGCGCACAGCGAGCCATCGGGAATTGCGGACTCCTCGGTAAACGTTCTGGTTGAAGGCTCGTAAGACAATCTCCATCGCTGCCATTGAGGATTTGCCGCTGCCCACCGGACCCATGACCGCACGTACGAGAGAATTGTCGTTATGGAAGCGGAGCGCAGTTGGAGTGGGTATGTAGGTGACTTCGTTGTCGGTGTCATGCACGTTCTCCGGCATGTTATGTACAGCGGTGGTCATACTCGCGTCTCACTCTGTTCGACGCCGTATTTCATACTGGCCACCCTGAGTCATCCACAGGTGTATCCACAACCCGCGTAGTCAGCGCCACCACGGCATCCTGCATCTGTACATCCTCTACACCTACCACCTTCATGCTCTGCACCGGCAAGCCATGTCCAAAATTAAACACGACGGTCGGCCCCCGGGGCCCGCTAAACTCCCCTTTCGGCACCGGCTTCTCTTTCAGGCGTGCCATCTCGGCTACCCAGCGAAT